GCGCTTCAGCTTATGGCCGACGGTCTCGGCGTCAGCACGGCCGAACTGATCAAGATGGTGGAGCAGGGCGAGGTTACGGCCGACGCACTCGTGCCCTTCGCCGAAGAACTGGACAAGCGGTTCGGCCCCAGTCTGGCCGAAGCCCTGAAGTCCACCACCACCAGCCTCGGCCAGTTCAAGAACGCTGCATTCCAAGCGCTCGTCCAGTTCGGTCAGGCAGGCTTCATCGAGTCCTTCAACGGGCTCCTGAAAGACCTGACGGAGACCCTTCGGTCGGCCGACTTCCAGTCGTTCGCGGCCAAGGCATCGCAGGCGTTCGGGCTGCTGATCGACGTGATCGGTCTGGCGATCCGCAACTTCGACCTGCTGGTCATCGCCGCGTCCGCGTTCGCGGGCATCAAGCTCGGCCCGATTGTCGTGGCCCTGATCGGGCAGTTGGCGACGTTGCGCACGTCGCTTGTCACCACGGCCGCAGGCTTCACCACCATGCGGACGGCCATGGTCTCTTCGGCCGCAGGGGTCGGAGTCGCCACGGTCGCTTTCCGGGGGCTGACGCTGGCTATCCGCGCGCTCTTGTCGTCTACCGGCATCGGTCTGGCGATCACGGCCATCTCGGTCGCTATCGGCTATTGGGCGACGCGCGCGGATGCGGCCACGGAGGCCATGAACGCCCATCAAAAGATGGTCGATCAGGTCAAGAACGCCTACGACCGCGCAGCCGGTTCGGCGAAGAAGTGGGCCGATGAAGTCAAGGCCCTCTCGGTCACGCAGGCGCAGCAGAACCTCACGCAGCTTCGCACGGCGCTGGAAGACGTGCGGTCCGAGGCTCGGCCTATCGCGGACGCCTTCGGGCTGGATACGCGCGGCACGGTCAACGCCGTCAACGCGGCAGTGTCCGCCTTCAAGGCTGGCACCCTGTCGGCCGCCGACTTCAAGAAAGAGATCGACCGGATCGCGCAAGCGGACCCGGACCTCAACCGCGATCTGGCCCTCTCGTTCCTCGACATCGCGGATCGCGCAGCCGAGGCCGAAAAGAAGGTCGGCGAGGCCAACGATGTCCTGATTGCGATCACCGGCACCGCCGAGGAACAGGCGGCCGCCCTGAAGCGCCTCAACGGCGATTTCGAGGACACGGGCGCGTCGGCAGCGCAGGCGGCGTCCAAGGCCGAAGAGTTCAAGTCGGCGCTCGAAAAGATCAACGAGGTTGTCCCGGAGATCGGGAAGAACCTCGACATCATGAAGCAGAAGGCTCAACTGGACGAAGCCTTCCAGTCGGCCGCCCGCGCGGCGACGACGATGGGCCAGTTGAATCAAGCCGTCAACGAGTACAACGAGAGCCTTCAGCGCCTCTACCAGAATCAGGCCGACCAGCAGTTCGGCAACTTCACGTCGGGCATGGACGCCTCGGCCGCGTTGCTGCGCGACCGCGAGAGCTTCCGGCCGACCCCGTATTTTGACGTGAACGCCTACCGCATCGGCTTTGGTTCGGACACGGTGACGCTCGCCGACGGCTCGATCCAGAAGGTCGTGCAGGGGATGCGGATCAGCGTCGAGGACGCGAACCGTGACCTGTATCGCCGCATCGGCGAGTTTCAGGATGTCGTGAAGGGCCAGATCGGCGCGGACCGCTTCAACCAGTTCTCGCCGCAGGGGCAGGCCGCCCTCACGTCCATCGCCTACAACTACGGCTCGCTGCCCGAACGCATCCTCAACGCGGTCCGCACCGGGACCAACGAAGAGATCGCGGCGGCCATCCGTGGTCTCGGCGGCGACAACGGCGGGATCAACCGCGAGCGCCGGAACATCGAAGCATCGCTGTTCACCACGCAGGCGAACGTCGAGCCGCTGGCCGCCAAGGAACGCGAGGAAGCCGAGAAGCGTGCGCAGGAAGAAGAGCGCGCGGCCGAGGCCCGGTCCAAGTTCCATGAAGAGCAGAAGGCCAGCATCGAGTCGGCGCAGTTCGAGCTTTCGATTCAGGATCAGGAACTCGTCAAGCGTGAGCAGGCCAAGGCCATCCGGGAAGCCGAGATCGCAGCGCAGAAGGCCGGGACGGAACTCACGCAGCAGGAGCGCGAGGCGATCCTTGCGAACGTCGAAGCGAAGTTCCGGCAGCAGCAGATCGAAGAGCAGACGAACGCGACCAAGGAACGGGCGACGGAGGCGGAAGAGCGGGTCAACCAGCTTCTCCAACAGCGTCAGGCCCTTCAGGAGCAGCTTGCGATCTACCAGCAGTCCGGCGACACCGAGAAGGTGGCCGAGACCGAGGCATCGCTTCAGCGGGTCAACACCGAGCTTCAGGCGGCCATCGCCAACGCGCAGGCCATGTGGCAGGCGGTCGGTGGTGGCGCGGCTGACACGGCCATCGCGAAGTTGCAGACGGCCTCGCTCGAAGCGAGCCGCTTCAAGGCGCAGGCGCAGCAGAACTATATCGACTGGACGCGGGTCGGGAACCTCTTCGCCTCGGGGCTGACCAACGCCTTCGACCAGTTCGCGCAGGCCGTCGCCAACGGCGAGGATGTCGGCGAGGCGGCACGCGACGCCTTCCTGAAGTTCGCGGCCGACTTCCTGCGCCAGATCGCGCAGTTGATCATCCAGCAGGCGATCTTCAACGCCTTGCGCTCGTTCGCCCCCGGCCTGTTCGGAGGGGTCGGCGTGGGCGTCGGACACACAGGCGGTCTGGTGGGATCGTCTCGCGTCGGCGCGGGCAACGGTAGCCGCTCGGTCAACCCGGCGATCTTCGCCGGAGCCATGCGCTATCACGAAGGCGGCATCGCAGGTTTGCGGCCGGGCGAAGTCCCGCTGATCGCAAAGCAGGGCGAAGAGATTCTGACCGAGGATGATCCGCGCCACATGCTCAACGGCGGCGGCGCGGCTCCCGGCCAGCCGACCCCGCAGGACATCAAGGTTGTCAATGCGATTGATTCTGGTAGTTTCATCGACGCCGGACTCAATTCGAAGGTCGGCGAGCGGGCTATCCTCAATTTCATCCGTGCAAATTCCGGGGCGGTCAAGTCCGCGCTCGGCTAGGAGATCACCATGGCAGTAGAAACCGGCACGGCCTCGTCCGCCTCCGATCTTTACGATAAACTGATCGCGTTCCTCACGACCAACGCTGATCTGGTCTCGGCCGGTCAGGAATGGGCTGTTGCTTGGGACACCCCGGCGGCCTACGAGAACCAGTCCGACATCGTGCTTCGCGGGCCGGGCTTGTCCGGGCAGGATCAGGTCTACGTATGCCTGCGGCTCTATCAGGACAACATCGGCGATACCTTCTTCATTCAGGCGCGCGGCGCGACGGGCGTTCTCCCCGCCGGGCTGCATTACGCCGACCATGTGAACGTGACGCCGAACTATGTCCGCATGTTCCTCGACGTGGGCACGATGTCATACTGGTTCGTCGCGAACGGTCGCCGCTTCATGGTCGTGGTCAAGATCAGCACGAACTTTGAGGCGATGTACGCCGGGCTCTTCCTGCCCTACGCGACGCCGCTCTCTTACCCATACCCGTTCTTCCTCGGGGGATCGGCCGGTCCCATCGACAGCGACGGGCCGTTCAACTGGCGTTCCGAGGACACGAACCACTCGCACTTCGCATGGCCGCACAACGAGAACTACTACACGTCGCAGGCCGTGGATTCGAACGCATGGCTCATGGACCCCGCCGGATCGTGGAAGCGACTGGCGAACTCCGGCGGCACGAACGGCACGCCCTGCTGCATGGGGCCGGAGTTCACCGATGGTGACTATTTCCCGTCGGACAGCTACGGCGCGCGGTGGATCATGACCCGGACCGTGGACGCCTATGGCGGCGACCGGATTCTCGTGCCCTGCACGTTGATCCAGAAAGACCCGACTGACCAGACCTACGGCATTCTCGACGGCGCGTTTCGCTGCCAAGGCGTCGCCAATTCGGCCGAGAACCTGATCACCGCCGACGGCGTGGATCATCTCGTCGTGCAGAATGTCTACCGATCCGATTTCAACGACTATTGGGCGATGGCCTTGGAGTAGAGCGATGGCTTACAGCGAACAGACCGCAACGGTCATCACCGACATCCCGGCGCTCATTTCCGCCTTCGCCGAGGCGCGCGGCTGGACCCGCTCGGGCAACACTATCACCCGTCCCGGCGGCGGCCGCAGCTTCACGATTTCGGCCACCATCGGCGGGACCAACAATCGCGAGCACCGGCTTTTCGTGACCGACAACGCGGCGGCGGCCCGGCGCTGCTGGACGCAGTTGCCGTGGGTGGACGGTGTGTCCGGCAACCCGTTCGTGCTGGTGCCGACGAAGGTCCATCTCTTCGGCAACGATGACCCGTGGGATGAAGAGCCGTGGATCGCGGCCGTGATCGAGTGCGGCTATAACCACTACCGGCACGTCTACATCGGCAACATCGCCAAGCTCGGCAGCTATACCGGCGGCGAGATCATCTGTGCGAACCTGTTCCAGTTCACCTACTCGGGCGGCAGCGGCTCGGTCAGCTACGAGAGCGACAACAACCAGTACCTCTTCAGCGCCCGGCACGAACGCACGTCAGCAGCGAACAATGCTGTCGGCGGGGCCAACATCGTTCACGCGGACAACGCGAATCCGTGGCGCATCTTCAACGGCCCGGCATCGTTGAACTCCGGCACGTCGTTCAACGGCACGGAAATCCTCGGCGGCGCGATGGATGCGATCAACAGCGGCCTCGTCCGGCGCGGCCTGTCGGATTTCGCCGGATCGAATATCCTTGTCCCTGTGAACCTCTATGTCCCGGATTCGACGAACTTCGGTAGCGACGTTCGCTTCCGCCCGGTCGGCTTCTGCCCCGGCGTCCGCATGGTGGATATGCGCGGCTTGGAGCCGGGCGAGAGCATTCAGGTCGGCAATCAGGACTGGCGGGTCTTCCCGGAGTTCTCGAAGCGGTCGGCGCAGTCCATCGGCTACGGCACGTCCCGGCCCGACGGTGGCGCTGGTGGCTACTATCCGCCCTACGAGACGAGCTATATGGTCGGTCTCGCATACCCGGAGGGATAATCGGTGGCAGGGGGCTTCTTCAAGTCCAGCGTCGAGGCGTACCGCTCGCATGACCAAGATGTCATTCGGGAGCGCGCCAGTGTCGTCAAGAACCGCGACGGCCTGACGCCGGACCCGTGGGGCGCTGGCTCGTTCACCGACAACCTGCCGGTCACGGTCATCTCGGATCGGGATCGCAACGGCAAGAAGTTTCGGTCGTTCTTCGAGGACTACTACAACCGGGTCTACTTCCTGCCGCCCAACGTGCAGTTCGGCCCGATCTCGTCTACGGCGGATCGCGATGTCGTGGTCTGGAACGCCCATCTCGACTTCACCGAGCTTTCGGCGATCACGATCTCGAACGGCGAGGGCCTGTCGCTCGACGGCCCGGCGGTGCCATACGACTTCAAGCCGCTCGAACTCGTCACCTACACCCTGACGGCCAGCATCGACGGTCCGCCGACGCTTGACGCGGACATCACGTTCGTCTTCGACACGCCCGAGACCTTCATCCTCGACGTGACCGGGACTCGCGCCAAGGTCTCGCCCCTCGTTCCGAATTGGCGGCGGGCCTACCAGATCGAGTACCAGTTCAAGACCGACATCTTCACCAGCCGGTCCGGGAAGGAACAGCGGCGGGCACTGCGCTCGACCCCGCGCAAGAAGCTCTCGTTCGAAGCGACGCCGACCTTCAGCCAACTCCGGCAGTTCAACGAGCTTATGGCATCGTGGCACAACAACACGATCATCCTGCCGGAAGTGCCCCGGCAAGCCGTGCTGGCGCTCGCCTCGGACGCTGGCGACGCGATCATCCAACTGACCGACGATGCCCCGGACTGGATCATCGCCGGAGCGACCGTTGTGCTGGCCTACAAGGGGCAGTACGAGACGCGACGGGTGGATAGCGTCACCGGCCCGCAGGTCGTCTTCACGGACGTCACAGGGCTGAATTGGCCGGTCGGCACGAAAGTCCACCCCGGCGTGTCCGGGCGGCTGGCGGCCACGATCCGCTCCCGTCGCGAGACGAACGCCGTTGGCGTGGTGCAGGTCGAGATGGACGTGACCCCGGCCAGCGAGCCGGTGATCGCGCTCCCGGCCGCGCCTGCCACCTTCAACGGCCGTGAACTCTTCACCATGAAGCCGAACTGGTCCGAGCTTCCCGATGTCACCTACGAGAGCCATCGCGAAGAGATCGACTACACGCGC